ATGGATCTTTTTCGTAACCCGGGTTTAACTATCAATCAACAAGCGTTGTATGAAGATCACCAAGACGAAGTTTTTGCTATTCACTTTGAAACAATGGATCTAGCGAACACGAAGCTCATTGTTTATGTCCAACCAAGCGGCAAACTGGATTTTGTTTTTTCAGAAATCCACCCAACCCCTGAATTTAAGCCCGCAACGCGGTAAAACCGGCAACCTTATCCAAGAAATTAACAATATGTAATTGACAAACTTTGTGATATTTCATATACTATAAAAGTTGTAAATTTCATTGGGTAATCGCCAAATGGTAAGGCAGCGGACTCTGAATCCGCAATTTGTAGGTTCGAGCCCTACTTACCCAATTTATAAATTCAGGCGTTACAAATAGTTCCTAGAATCATTGATTTAATAGGGTTTCAAGGTTTTGAAATCTCTATAGTTCCACATAGTTCACAAAAGTTGTTAAGGTCGAGTTAAGGTTTTAAAAAATATTATGGTCCTTGGCTGACTTGGAGAGCATGAATATTTAGTAATAGGCATGAATATTTATGCCTATTTTTTTTGCACAAAAATAAGCCCCTACCCACTTAAGGATAGGAGCTTATTTTAGTACGTCTTGCCAGAGCCCGCGGTGTAGTCTGCATCGATAAAATCATCAGGGCCGACTTGATAGTAGAGCTTGCCCTTTATCTCACGGATATACTCCGCCCGCCATTTAGTGCCGGTCTTAAACTTGGTCCGGGTCCCGGCGTTGCCGGTGCCCAGGCTGTTGGTGCTATCAATGCCGTAGTTGATGGCGTAATTGATAGTTACTATATACTGTTGGTCTGTATAGGCTTGGGGCACAAACTCAAAATCAGAAAGCTGATAGTGCGCCTGATTGTTGATGATACGAATACCAAGGCTCTTCCACTGTGTCCCGTGTTTAAACTTGTAGCGACTGCCGGGAACACCTTTACCGTCAGCGTCCACCGCGTCAATGCCGTAGCCAGGCACGTATTTGATGGTGATCACGTTAAATTCCGGCTTAGTATTGACTACACCAGTGCCGCCGTAACCATTTAGAATCCAGTTGGCCAGCACGGCATTAGACACGCCCCAAACAGGTTGGAGGTAAGACTTGACCGGGTCGATGTGGTCACCCTCGATTTTAGCGGTGATCCAGGCGTGGGTCTTGACCCCAGCGTCATACATCCCACCAGCGTCCAGAGTTTTGGGGATGCCAAACTGGTCGCAGTAGCTGCGGATAAGGCCGATGTAGGCGGCCATGTCCTTTTCAAATGTTGCCTTATCATAGGTCCGGGCTAACTCGATTTGTGCTGGGGCGTTGGCGTTGGCAAAACTCAAGGCGCCCCAGGAAACGTAGCCCGGTTCCCCGATGCGGTATATCTTCCCGCCGTCCCCCACGATGTCCGTAGTATAGGCGTTTTGCCAGTTGCGGCGCATATAGATGGCGTTGTTGATGGCTGGGCTGTTGTTAACGCCAATCTCGTGGATGACGATAAAGCGCTTGTTAGCTACTTGGCTAGAGCCCTGGCCAGCGCCTAGGGCATAATCGTAATTAATGTCCATCCGTATCATTCCCTTTGTATTCTTTGGCGGCGGTCTGATTATCAATTGGGGCGTCTATCTGTTCCGGAGCGGTCACGCCGTAAGCTGTTTTAGATAAGCCCTTAAAGCCGTCAAACAGTCCACTGGTAAAGCCACCCACCAAAAGGCCCGTGATGGCGCCGCCCAGGTAGTTAGTGTCCTTAGAGACCACCATGGCCACGATACCGATAACGGCACCTACGCCCATACTGATCCAGGGCATATATTTATTGTGGAAATTGCCTTTCTTGATTGCTTGAGAGACGGCGTAGTTGATGGCCACCATGATGGCGATTTCGCCAGCATTGGCTAAATTTAAAGCTTGAATAAAGCCCATTAAGTATTACCTCCGTTGATTTTTGTCTTGAGTAGTTTTATCTCTGCGTCCTGCCGGTCAATTTGAGCCGTCAGGGCGTTTATTTTGCGTTCTAAAGTCGTGATAGTGTTATAAGCTTCTTTGTTATCTTTTAAAGTGGCAGTCAGTTCTGCGGCCAGTGTGGTCAGGGAGTCAAATTCTGCTTTCTTGCGGTTAGCCTTTATTGTTACATACGTCCCTACAAAGCCCCCAACCGTGGCGAACACTACCCCCAAAAAAGTCCACACTTCAGTATGCAAGTTAACCGCCGCCATTCTTTTCTTTTTTTAGTCTGTCCAATTGGTTCTTTAGGTCTTCGGGGATGCGCTGACTGCCGCCGGTGGCCCCATAGCTTAAAACGCTGGCCGCCACGATAAAGCACACCGAGGCGTAAAAGCCCCAGCTTTGGGCCTGCTGGTCATGCTGGAGAAAGGCCATGGCGAACAAAAGCCAAAGGGCCACGTTAAGCCCGGCGATGATAGGCCCCGCCCTGAACCAGGAGAGGTCCCAAACGGCCACGGTAAAAGTATAGGTGGCTATACCAAAGATGATGGCACATGCCAAGGGATCGTCTAGATAGGATAAGATGACCCACTTGATGGGGGGATGGTCAAAAAAGGCGTTTGACTGCAATAAAAATATCGCCAGTGCGTAGTCCAGCAAGGCGATAAATATCCAGAACTGATTTTTAAGATAGTGCCTGATTAGTTTCTTTAAGGATTTCACATTTAATGACCTCCCTTAGTAATAAAGGCTGAGATAATTATCACCATCAGCAGTTGAGTAATTACCCTCATAATCAAGTGAAAAAATATTTTCCTGCTCGTCACATTTAAATGAAGTAGTGGGTACAATCGCCACTTTTTTTAAAGCTCTATCATAGATAACGTTTGCCGCACCTGCGGGGAATTCATTGGCGTTGGCATCAATAAACACATTGTCACCGCTGTCGGTCGTAAAGGTGAAAGCCGCCCCTGGGATTCCAGTACTTATAGTTTTCAGGAGTTTACCTTTATCATCGTATTTGGAAACGCGGCCCTCATCATCGGAAACAAATAGGTGTCGCATAGGATTAACTCCAAAACGAGGAGCGCCAGAAAAGCCCATTGCCGATATTTTGAAAATCTCTTTTCCAGTCCAATCTAATGCTCCAATTGGGTACATATATGGATGAGCGTCATCACTTGGAGTCATTCCTATGCAATAAATTACATTATCATCCATATACACTGGCAAAATGAGTTTTCCTTTTAAAAGATCCATCTGTCCGGTCAGCATACCCGTGGCATCACCTGTAGCTACGTCACCGACAACTTTGCCACCAACTACTTTCGTAGCAAAAGCGGTGGCTTTCTTTCCTGTACTGTCTACGACAAGTCTGGATGCGTATATGGCATTGCCTTTAACGTTCATGATTGAGTTCATACCACCACCTAATACATATGCCCCATTTCCGGTAGCTACTAACACCGCATCGGTAGCTCCTGAATAGGTTTTAACTAAGGTCCCATCTTCCTTATATTCAAGAACAGCCTCATCGATTTCAACAAAAATATTTCCACCGGGTTTTTTATATAAGCCACTTGATCCGACTACATTTCCTGCTGCCTTAAATGTTTTGATATTTTTATCTGTAGATACAATCGTTATCGTGGGCCCCTTAAAAGCGTCTCCGCTCCATAGATAGGCCTTCCCCTCGCAAGCAGACATGTAAGAATAGGAATACCCAGTTGCCGCGAGCCTCGGTAGCTTAATTTTCCACTGTAGTCCACCGGTGTAACCCCCAGCAGTCTTATAGATTTTATCCCCGCCAGAGTAAGCACTTGCTACCTTTTCACCATTAATAAATAATCCCATGTTTTTACTCCTCTACTGTATAGTAAATGCTTGTTGGGTTCGTGGCACTTTGGGCCTTGGCCGTGTCCTCATCCGCCGCCTTGATTGTCAGGCTATCCAGCAACTCATTGAGACTTGTCACCGGGGCATAGGTCTGGCCTGCTTCCGTCTTGGTTAAATAAGGCGTCATGTCTGGGGCCGGCCCTGTTTCACCCTTTGGCCCTTGCGCCCCATCTTTACCAGCAGCCCCTGGGTCGCCTTTATCCCCTTTAGGCCCAACGATCGTACCACCAGAGAGCCATTGGCCACCTTTGGCGATGTATAAAGTCCCACCCACGTTATAGGTCAAGCCGTCAGCCGGGGACTTTGGCAAGTCACCAACAGTAGCGGCCACGCCATCGATGTGGAGGCCGTCCCCGGTTTTACCCTGGGGACCTGTTGGACCTGTTGGGCCAGTGGCGCCAGTCTCACCTTTAGGACCTTGAATCCCCTGGATCCCCTGAGGACCAGGGTCGCCCTTAACACCTTGGGGACCAGTTGAGCCAGTGGCACCTGTTTCACCCTTGGCGCCGGTATCACCTTTTTCACCCTTGTCACCTTTAGCCCCAGTGATGGGACCACCGTTGACGAACTTGTTTTGTTTTAAATCCCAAAACCACAAGTCGCCGGCAATTTGATATGCCTCGCCGCCGGTCCCGGTTTTAGGCAGGTTCGCCGTGCTGGCAAGTTGGCCAGTGATGGCAATACCCGTTCCGTTGTCACCTTTTTCCCCGGTGTCGCCTTTCTCACCCTTATCCCCCTTAGCCCCTTTAAAGGCTGGGTTTGTAGGCGCTTCAGCTAAAAACTTTTCAGTAGCGGCTTTAGCGCTATTAGCACCAGCGGCGGCCGTATCCGCCTTAGTGGCAGAGTCGTTAGCTTTTGCCGTAGCGGTATCAGCTTTAGCAGCTGAATCGTTGGCTTTAGCCGTAGCCGTATCGGCCTTTGCAGCAGAGGCGTTAGCACTATCCGTAGCTGTTTTAGCCAGGGCAGTCTGCGCATTAGCATCCCCCGTAGCTTTAACAGTATCGGCCTTGATTTTGTCCAGGCCTGCATGGGCATCGTCGGCACTTTTAGCGGCTCGGTTGGCGTTATCGATAGCTGAGTCAAGCTTAGGTTTGCGCTCGTTCCAGCCCGCATCGATTTCAGCAAACTTCTTGCGGCTATCGTCCAGTACGTCCTGACTTGAGGCGTTCTGGGACTTCATATTGTCCAGGATTTTTTCAGCGTCAGTGATGTAGTTATCTGACGCTTCTGGAGAGCCTACCTTTCGTAACACTGCAATTTGAAAATCAGAAGTAGACTCCTGATCCCCGATGGCAAAATAGACGCGGGAGATTGACCCCGCCGCTTGATAAAGTGCATCGGGTAAATGGTAATTAAAAAAGCCCGAAGAACTGGGCTCCGTGAAGTGCAATTGATTTTTATCGACTACGATTTTACCGTCTGGCTTTTCAGCAAAAAATGCTTTGGGAACGTCCCGCACATCTTGGGCATTAAAGTTGGCCGACAATTGCACTGGCAAGATTTCGCCCTTATCCCCTTCTCGGATGGTGATTTTCAGGGGGTTGAATGGGGCGCTTTTATTGGTATCTAAAAAGATTTGATTAAGTGACATCCCTAAGCCCCCTCGATTTTAGTTCTAAAGTCCGCAATATCTTTCTTAACGGCTTCTTTGTTGGCGTCATACAGTATCCGGTCTTGGACCTGCTCATTGTATGAGCTCAGGCCGTCCTCGCCCAGGGTATAGTAGAGGTTGACCACGGGCTTATCTTCAACCGTGACGTAGCCTTGATAATTAATGGTCTTGCTTGTCTTTAGGCTCATCTTTTTTGGCCTCCTGTTTTAGTTTTTCGATTTCTTTTTTCAATGCTTCATTTTGAGTGGTCAGCTGGGCCTTTTCAAAAACGGCTTGACCATACTTTAGACTCAAGTCTGCTAAGGCTTGGTTCACCACGTTCTGCTCAATATAGTTGTTATCCATCATTTACCTCACTTGCTGTTTCTGATTTGAGTCCAGATATATTCATGCAACTCAGCGCCTTTATACATAATCTTGTCGGCGACCAGGCCACGTCCACCAGCGTTGATAACACCATCGCTATCAAGTTGTCCGTGGTTCCACATCCAGCCACCGGGAACAACTTGAAACCCTGATGTTGAAAGCCCATAAGTCGCCGATATTTTAGTGGTATAAGGCCCCGCGTCCAGAGTTATTTCAGAGGACCCGGTTATGGTGGAGGCCTGTATATCAACCCCCCGAATCTTAATCGCCGATAGCGTGCCAGTCACAATTTTACCGGCATCCACATTAGCGATAGCCGCATTTTTGATGGCGGCGTCGGCGATATAAGTCTGCCCCGTGATGTAAATATTGCTACCGCCCATATACACGCTTGAGCCATTCAGGTATAAATATCCGCCGGTGGTGGATAATTTGATACTGTTGACCTTCTGCGTGATCTGACTTGATAGATTATTGGCCGTATCCGTTATTTTGCTATCAAATAAATTACTCATCTGAGTGAATCTACTACTGGTGTTATTGGCGTTGTTAGTTATCTGGGTCTGTAACCCATTAGCATTGGCCTTAATACTGGTGATATTCACGCCATTATCTGAGACGGCCTTATAAAGTTCCTGGGCACTGTCAAAGCCCGCAGCCTTTATCCAGGCCTCCGTCTCAGCGTCAGCGTCTTCCATCATTTTCTTGAGTTCCGAGTCCCGGCCTTCCGGGAACAACTGGACCCACTCACCATTGATATAAGCCCACATATCACTTGGCCCCGTGCCTAAAGCACCTTTAAACCAGTGGTCCCCTTCTTGGGGGTTCTTGGGTTCGGTGTCACCGTAATAGTTCTTGTTACGGCCATTAGCGGCAGTCAGGGCATACTCTTCCGTGTCGTCCTTAGCCTTATCAATTTTAGAATCGGTCTCTTTTTCGATGGTGTCTTTAGTGTCTTCTATCTTATCCTGGGTCTCTTTAATGCGGGACTCCAGATAATGAAACAGGGTACTGGGTTGCGTCCCGCAACGGATCTGGTCCATCTTTTCTAAAATTGGATTGTACGTGGTCTCATAGATGGGAAGCTCCACGGTCAGGTCATAATCAGGGTCATAAATACTTGCGATGTCGCCAACCTGAACCTGTTGAATCCGTTTAGAGCCATATTCTTCCACGTCAATAATGACATCGTATGCCGGCACATCAATGCCTGGGTTCTCATCGAAAAACTTTTTAGACAAGTCTAAAACGTCCGCTGAGTTGTCCGCCCGACTGGAGTAATCCACGTACTGCACGTATGCTTGCGGGTATTTGTTAAAGTTGGGGCTAAACACTGCAAAGCCGTAAACTGGGTCTGCGTCCTTGATACCAGCCTTCTCATCGTCCTTAGGGATATAATACGGTACCATCTTGGTGACCAGGCCGTCGTTACTGCGTTTGATATCTATGCCGACAATGTTCTTACCCCGGCGAATGCTCACCACTTGCCTGGCAGGGTTTCGTAGCAAGCTGATTTTATTCAACCGTTTTCGTACTAAATCCCCTGTTAATTTTTGAAGTGAGCTCGTGTCACCGATGATAATTTCATTAGGATTTTGGTTTAAATACGTGATATCGTAGTTCCCATAATTTCTAGTGTCGTCGGTGTAAAAGGTAAATCCGTAGGTGTTATCCAGTCTTTCAGGCAATAAATTAATCACATCGAGGGGTCGATTGCCGTTCATCGTGATTTTTTTGACTAAATTCGAGTTGTTTGTGAGATCAGTATAATGCCCACAATTGATATTAATAACCTCACCATTAGTAGTTATGTCAACACTATTGATGATAAAAATATCATAATTATCTACGCTGTTTGGTTTCATCCTGAGAAACATCCCCGGCCGAAGTAGCTTCAAAAATCGGCTGTTCCTAGGAAGCGAGAGACTGGCCTCATAGGTGGAGTTGGCCATCTCATGGACCGAAGCAGTCAGGACTTCTCCCAACTCTCCCAAGCCCTTGGACTTAAATTCCTTTTCCGTTGCTGGGTAAAGGATAGGTTTCATATACTGCGCCACCTCGGTTCTATCTCTAAATTAGTGATGTTGCCGCTCCAGGATATTAAGTTTCTACCCTTTTGCAGGGTAGGAAAAGCCTGACTAGCCTGGGCTTTTTCATTTTGAAAAGTGACAGTGCCATCGGCGTTGGTCTTATATAGATCCTGTTGCAACTCGTCTGAATCGATTTCTAAAAAGCCATCAACGCCGGCATAGTTATAGGCTTTCCCGGCAATGGTTAGCGTCACATTACCAGTCCCCATCAGTTTGATGTAGGGCTTAGCTTCATATTCAAAAGGATTGACCAGGGTATCGCCATTGCTAACATTCCGGCGCTGGCCAGGGTCAAAGTATTTAAAGGCCGCAGCTGAGAGATTATAGGTATAGACCCGCACCCAGGAAGTTCTTAAAAGTCTCTCTGTTTCTACTAAATCAGCATTAAAGACGTGATAGGTATATTCGCTCTCGCCGTAATAACTAAAAGGAATATAACCAGAACTATCGAAAACTGAAAATAACTTGTCACCAAGTGTGACCATCTCAGTTTCCGTCTTGGCCCGTACCCCGATTTGGATATCAAATTCACGGTTTTCATAAGAACTTTCATCAGCTAATGCCGACTGGCTACCCCCTATCAAAGGGATAACGGTTCTCTTTCTTTTTGGTTTTGGTATGGCCGGTAACGTTACTAACGTTGCATTCAAGCTATTCATACCGCTAAATCCATTCACATAAAAATCACCAGTCTTCATTAATATGCCACACCTCCGCCGATAGAAACATTACTGTTTCTGTTGATTTTCTTCATTTCGTCCATAACTATTTGTGCCATTTTCTTAGCATCGTTTTCATTTGCTTGGCCATTGACGGTCAAGTTAATTTCGTAGTGTTGATTAATGGTTGAGCCCGTTTGGTTGGATATCGTGGTGACGGCGCCATCCGTTTTGCTTGGCAGGCGTTGGATAGTCTCCGCGGCCTTGCCATAGCCGCCAGTCCCGCTGGCAAACTGCATGATGCCAAACATCCTTTTAGTTTTATTAGCGGGAACAACTTGGGCGCCCTTTAACCCTGACAGGTAAACGTTTCTGCCATGGGGGATAAAGGGTAAGCCCTTTTTAGGGATGATGGCTTCCCGGAACACTGAACCCTTTTGGTCATTGACCATGATCGGGTCGTCCGTAGGGACCGAGCCACCCTCTTCCATCCCGATGGTTTCCTTGACAGTTTGAATAACGGTCTTCAACCACTTAGTGATAACTGATGGACCGCTGGCAAAGTTATCTACTGCACCTTTTGCAGTTCTGGCTGGTCCTGAAGCGTCGTCCTGCCCTTTCAGGTGCTTAAGGTCTGGGACTGTACTGTTAAAGGTATTAATAGACCCCCGCCCAGTATCGCTGGCATTAACTACGCTACTTGGGTCCCCGGGAAAAGTCTTGCCAGGGATGCCGGTGCTGTTATAGCTCCCGATATTCGTTTTACCCGTGTTGCTGGCATTGACGATACTTGACGGGTCACCTGGGAAGTTTTTGCCGGGGATGCCGGTTGCGTTATAGGTATTGATATTATCTTTACCCGTATTGGAGGCGTTGACGATACCCGAGGGGTCACCAGGGAATATCTTGCCAGGGATAGGCAACTCATTATAGCTATTAACATTTTGACCACCATTAACAGCAGCTTCAATAACGTTAGTTGCATCCCCTTGAAACATCTTCAGGACTGGGTTGGTCTGGTTAAAGGTATCTAATCCGCCTTTACCCTGCTGAACCTTAGCCATAAAGTCGGCATTGTCGGCATTAAAAACCTTAGTTTCCGGTTTTTTGTTGAGGTTATAGTCGTCCATGGCCAGGCCTGCGGCAATCAATTTAGACCGGGCATCCGCGTCATTTAACAGCAATTCTTTTTGCTTTTGTGGTAGGTCATTCCATAGCCCGTATTTGATAACGATATCGGCCAATTCTGCCTTACCCTGGGCATGGACAATAACGTTTTTAACTTCTGGGTCCAGGTTGTTCCATTCATTGGTTTTAGCCAAGGCCGACACGATGTTTTGAGTGGCCTTGTCGTGGATAATGGCGCTCTTTTCGGCAACGGTTAAACTGTTCCACTCGCCTGCCTTGATCAGGGCATTGACCAGCGGCGTATAGTCGCCCTGGATAACAGCTTCCTGTTCCTTTAAGGTCATATCCTGCCAGACACCAGTCCGGGCGATAATTTCGGAAAACTTCTCGCCACCAACGGCTCGAATAACTGCGGCCTTTTCGTTCATGGTGAGACCGTTCCAGATACCAGATTGCACAATGTACTGACCTAATTCAGGGCCACCTTTAGAGGTGATGATGGCTTGTTTTTGTTCCAGGGTCAGCTGGTTCCACTTGCCAGACTCTTCAAAGCTCTTGACTAAGTCCTCTGCGCCTTCAGTCCGGATAACAGCCTTTTTCTCGGCCCAAGCCATACTATCCCATCGGCCAGACTGCAAGGCGGCGATACCGATCATCTCTTTAGCGTTGGTACTTAAGTCGGCATTTTTAAGGTCGTATCTTAAGGCTTTCCAGCCCTTCTCACTGCCGGCCGCCTTGTTGACTTCTTCCTGGGCATTAGTCTTAACTTTACCTGTCTTAGGGTCAAAGATAAGGCCATTCCAATGGGCGGCAGCTTTATTACCTGCTGTAGATAGGAGGCTGACTGACTTCTCACCTTTTTGGCTGGCACGTTCAACAGCGTCCATCGCCTGGCTATAACTTAGCCCCATCTGGCTGAAGGCCACTTCCATGACGTCCTTAGACAAGCCGTTAGCTTTCATGAGGTCATACATAGACTTGACCATCTGATCAGACTTAACTTGATGGGTCTGGGCTAGGTCACTGATGGCATTTTTGTATTCGGTGGTGCTTATCTTGCCATCTTTATACAGGTCTTTGATTTTGTCTTTTTGCTTATCATATAGTTCGTTTTCCTTGTTAAAAGCCTTTTGCAAGTCCCCAGTGGCTTCTTGGCGTGCCTGGACTGTCATGTTTTTAATATCACCGTTCAGGGCGGCCAAAATTTGTTTCTTGCGGGCGCCACTGATATTCAGCAGTTGAACCTCGCTGTTGTTCATGGTCTTGCGGGCATTAAGGAGATAGGTATTTTCATCGTCAGTCAACTTACGATTGCTGTTGCTGGCATTTTTCATGATGGTGGTGACGTTTTGGCTGTAAGTCTTAGCCTGAGCCACCAGCTCATTATTGGCTTTGGTGTTACGGGCCACGGATTTCTCCAAACCAGCAGACACGCTTTCCGGTAAATCTTTTAAGGATTCCTTAAGTTTCTTGTTGGCGGTGTCGGCCTCGTCTTTAATAGTCTTATACATACCTCTAAAGTCTTTGGCAACACTACTACTAGCGGTAGTTGCGCCGGCCTGAAATTGGTTTAAAGAATTAATTGAGTCCTGGCTAAAGCCTCTCATCTTGCCCAGGGCCTCATCGGCATGGGCGCCTACGTCACTACCCCAGCGGGCGGTCCGTTGAGATGAGTTATAAGCCTCTTCGCCCCATAGTTTCCAGATGGCAACACCGGCAACGGCGGCGACCCCAACTCCGATAAGGACTGGAGCGACGGGCGCCAAGGCGGCCAACAGGCCACCACTAGCGGCGCCGGCTGAACCTAAACCCCCAGCCATACCAGCGGCGGCAGTGCCAGCCGTAGCGGCTTTGGAGCCAAAATTCATAGCTTCAAACGCAGTTTTAGAAAAGCCCGACTTCAATACTTGCATGGCCGTGCCACCCATTTTACTAGCCGTGGACATACGTCCAACAGCCATGGCGGCGCCACCTAAGCCGGAAACAACGCCCCCAATGGGCTTGATTATACCGCCCATGAGTTTAGACACGGGACCAATGGCCGCAGCCAACCCCGCGAACTTCACAATATTCATTTGAGTTTTTGGATCTAGTTCAGAGAATTTATCAGCTAAATCCCCAACAAAGTTGGCGGCTGTTTTGATGGACGGCGCCAAGGCTGACTCGATTTTGATAGATGCGGATTCTAAGGAACCCATCATCTGCTCAATGGCAGACTTTGCGTTATTTTGCATGGTCTTGGCCATCTTGTCGGCGGCACCGTCAGAGTTTTTAAGACTGCCGGTCAATTTGTTGAACTTGTCCGGTCCAGCGTCAACTAACGCCATCATCCCAGACAAAGCTTCTTTCCCAAACAGGGTAGTCAGCATGGCCGCCTGGGTCTGCTTATCGTAGCCAGACATGGAGCTCTTAAGGTCTCCAATGATAGTGCCCATGGGTTTCATTTTCCCGCTTGCGTCAAAGAAGGAGATACCCAACTTCTCGGTGACGGCCTGCATATCCTTGGTTGGCTTAGCCAACCGGGTAAAGGCCCCACGCAAGGTAGTCCCGGCTTGGGAACCCTTGATACCAGCATCCGACATGATACCGATAGCCGCGGCCGTCTCTTCCATGCTCACCCCTAGGGAGTGGGCAACGGGGGCGGCATATTTCATCGCCTCACCCATGTCCCCAACTTCCGCGTTGGTGTCCGCAGCGGCTTGGGCAAAGACGTTGGCCACGTGAGTAGAATCAGAGGCACTTAGCCCAAAGGCACGGATAGCGCTAGCCGCTGTATCAGAAGCCAGTGCCACGTCCCCGCCAGATACGGCGGCAAGGTCTAAGACCCCTGGCATGGCCTGCATGATCTCGCTGGCATTAAAGCCAGCAGAAGCCATGTTCTCCATCCCGGTGGCGGCCTCTTTGGCACTAAAGGCTGTTTTTGCCCCCAGGTCAATGGCCTGGTCCCGTAATTTCGTGAACTGCCCACCGGTAGCCCCTGAGATGGCCTGCACCCGAGACATCTGGGCGTCAAAGTCCAGTCCGGTCTTGATGGCGGCGGCCCCCACGGCAAGTAGCGGCATGGTGACTTTAGAGGTCATCCCAGAACCAAAATTGCTTAAGCCCTGGCCAGCCTTAGTAGTCACATTGCCAAAGGTAGTCATGCTTTGGCCGGCCTTAGTCCAGCCTGAATCCTGGACTAAAATTTCTTTTTGCAGGCCCGACATGCGCCCACTCAAGGACTCGATGTTAGCAGACGTCCGGTTGACCTGGTTAGCGGCATTGGCCTGCCGTGCGGTGAGTTTTTCCTGTTCCGCCGCCGTGTCCGCCGTGGTGCCCTTCAGCTTTTCATAGGTGGCCTGTTGACGCGTTAACTGGGCCTGATAGTTTTTCATTTGTGACTCCATGGTGGAGTATGACGCCTTCATATTGTTCATGGCGTTGCCACTATTTTTAGCGGCCTGGTCCTGCGCTTTAAGTGCCGCCGTGGTGGACTTGATGGTAGCATTTAGCGCCCGTGCGGAACTTTGAAACGGGTCAATGTCTAAGCTGACCGTGGCGGCCAAGTGCCCTAAGTTTCCTGCCATTTTCTTGTTTTACCTCCTTTCTTACATAAATAAAAACGGAAACGCCTTATCGATGGTGGTCTCAGGCACTTCCGGCTCTTTTGCGTCGCTGATTTCAGCGATGAGTTCTAAGTCTGCCAAGGTCAGCGAGTCTATCTCGTTAAGCTTGTAACCTTGCTCGAATTGGTTTTTGTAGAAGTTTTCGAGTTTGTCCGTGATCTCTTTGAGGTCGTGCTCGGTGATTTTTTTGAGTCGTCATCGTCCCCATCTTCAGCGGGTACTACGCCCAAAGCGTCCAAAACTGCCGCGGTGATAGTGTTGACGGTCTCTATGGTGGAGCCCCAAATGATATCGTCAGTCGTGAATTGCTTATGCCAAAACTCCACTGCAAAACGTGCCAAATTCTCTTCATTTAAGTCCACATCCTCATTGGTTGGGCCTTCAGGGTTTTGATACATCAAAAGTTGTTGGCGTTGCACTTTGGTGGCGTTCATAATATCGCGCAAGTTCGCCTCTTCGTTCCGGATAAATTTAGCGGGCTTGCCGTTGATCAATAATTCAATTTCGTATGCCATTTTTAATAACTCCTTATCGTCTCACCGTTATCGTCTCTGTTTTACTGGGTTTTTACTCTACTTTTTTGGGTTTTACTCCACTTTTTAGGCGGCTACTCTACTAGCCGGCCTTACTTTCGTCAACAACGCCTGCGCCAGCCTTAGCAGGTTCATCGGCTTTGATGATGGCCTCTTCAGCAGTCTTAGGGAAAACCCACTTGCGGAAGGTCTCTAAGTCAAAGTCTGGTTGGTCTTCACGGCCGATGAGCACCATAGTGCCCCGGTCCGCGTCACCACGTGGGGCAAAAGAACCCTCAGTCTTATCTGGGTTAGGGTCTGGGGTCCCATCATTGGTTTTAGTGCTTAAGCCCGGCAGGCTAAACTTACCTTTCAGCATTGCGACCCAGACGGCCTTCCCATCTTCCATCTTGGTTTTAAACAGGACGGCTACGTCGTTAGGCGTTAAGTCGCGGGTATAGACTTCTACACCTTTGACCACATCAATACCAAAGAAGTCTTGTTTGACCTTTGGTGGCAAGTCGAAAAGTTCTAAGGATAGAGTCGCCTCAGAGATACCACCAGAGACCGTGATGTAAGGACCATCGTCAGCCATCAAAGTCTTTAATTCGTTCTTAAGTTCCATCTCGGCAGTAGTCAAGCCGGGAACTTTTACCGTTGCGTTTGGGACTAAATCTTCTTTTACCACGCCATACTCAAAAGCAGACGCGCCGAATTTTGCTTTACCCATTTTTTATTCTCCTTTTTTATACAAAAAATGGCCTACCAGTTTGGTAGACCTTGAAAGTTTTGAAAATTAGCTGTTACCATGCGCAGGGCTGGGGTATCACTATCAACATAAGCGTTGTAGTAGTAGCGTTCCCAGCCTGCATTAAACATTAAATCGTAGATCTTCTTTTGAAGCTGTTCGTAGCCTGCAATGTCCTGCTTTCGCACCCAAAAATCCACTTGGACACTGGGATAAACTAACCAGCGCTTATCATCGGCATGGACCACGTCCTCCCCAGGTATCAGGGTCACCCTGATCCAGGGGGAGAGGGCAATAATGCTAGCGTCGGTGGTGTTGTTAAAATCCGGTGTTCCCAGGTAGACCTGAGGCTGTTCCAGGACTTTGCCCCGAACCATATCCATCTCAGACTTTAAATCTGGGTCACTGGCCAACAACTTTCTAACCTGTACTTCAGGGACCATTACAGATCACCTACTCTCAGGTTTTCGATAAAGTCCATGAGGACTGCGGCCCGGGCCTGTTCTTGCGTCTCCTCCACAAAGTGCTGCGGGGACTGCTTAGAGGTCCCCGAGTTCGGGAAGTGGGCGATTGGCCCTTTCTCCGTCCCGTAACCCACCTGGGCCTCGTACTCCCCAGAGGAGATGGTGACACTGCCAACTTTGACGTCTTGCGCCAGGGGCACTTTGCCCGTCCGGTCCTCATTACTTCTAGGCGTGTTACCTTTCAACTGGTCGCCAAAAGTCTTGGCCCCGGCACGCACGGCTTTACGGGCTTTGCGGTCGTAGCCATCAGATAGTTTTTGGATATTCAACAGTATTTCTGCATCCCCAGTCACACTCATGTGGCCACCACCTTTGCCGTTATTGTCGTCACGTCCCGGCGCTGATAATCCGGGTCAAAGCCAGATATTTCGTACTCTTGGCCGCGCCACTCAATGCGCCAGCGGTTATCGATTTCTTTTTCCGTCAAAAAACGAATCAAGAAAGTTGGTGTCTCCCGACGCACGTTAAGCTTAGTCTGGGGGTCGATAACTTCCCGGATGGGTATCTTAGGGACCTCCGCCCAAACGGTCATATGTGTGGTCTTTTTAGCGTCAGTGGGCACACCATCCTCAGTCATCCCCGATTCATAAGAGACAAAAGCAATACGTTCCGTCATTCTGTTAGTTCGCATCTGCTTCAGCCTCCAATTCGGTTCGGATTTGATTGATGATGTTGACGATTGGGGTTTGGATAGGGAAGCGCATGACCTCAGAACCTAGGCCCCGATAGTCATACTCTTCCTTGACCTGCTTCATGACCGCAACAAAAAAGCGGTCTTTAAACCGCTCATCCGCTAAAAAATAGCCCGGTGCCAGGTCAAAAGAGATAGCCCGGGCAATCTCCGTGGCGGCGGCTTGATAAATGCTCTCGATCATGCCATCCTCAATGCCCTGGTCCACCTTTAGATAAACCTTTAAGGTCGCCAGTTGGGTATCAGTCAATAAATTTTCAGGCATAATTTTTCACCGCCCTATTTTGGGGCTTCGGTAACATTTACCACGGCATTAGTGTCGTCATCAAAGGTCAAAGTCCCGCCAGTGACCTTGCCGTCAGTAGTGACCAAAGCAAGGCCTTTAATGCCTTTGCCATTGGCGCCAGTGGCACCTTTTTCGCCGGCATCGCCTTTACCACCGGCAGGGCCAGCAGGGCCCACAAAGGAACCCAATAAAGCGGCCACGCCAGCCTGGACTTGGTATAAATCGCCCTTGATATCAAGGACCACGGCGCCCTCTGCCTGAGTCATAGGCGCGCCCGTTTGGATATCGTCTTCGCTAAAATAAAAAATCATGCCGTTTAATTTATCAGCGGTGAGAATGTCACCAGTTTTCCATGCGATCGGTTTAAAAACCATATTTAAATCTCTCCTTTATTTAGCTACCTTAGTTTCCCCGGCTTTAGCCTTGCCAACTTCCGGGGCTACGCTTTTGGGGCTGTATAAGTTAAGAAAAAGCCGGCCTTTTCATCGGCCTTTTTAACGTCAAAACGAGTAGCAACTTGCAAGTATTGGCCATAGATTTCGTTATCTACCCAGCGAACGGTGATATCCACGCGGTCCGCAAAGATAGAAGCCCGCTTGATATCACCTAAGAAGGCATGAGCTTCGCCTTTAGCACCGAATGACTCATCAGAAACCACGAATACTGGCATGCCTAAAATGACCTTGCCGGATGGAGAGATGATAGAGTCTTGCAACAGATAGCGACCGTTAGCATCTTTTAACGTATCTAACCAGTTATAAAAGGACTGAGTAGCCACAATTACCCGTTGATACGCTGGGTCTAGTTCCACATTGTTGATAGTCTTCAAGTCGTCCACACCGGTAACTGCTTTAGCGGTAAAGGTCTTTAAAACCGTAGAAACAGCGGCGTTGGTGGTATTTAACTTTTGACGTTGGGCGTTTTCGTTGATAATGGAAACTAAATCTACTGCGGAATCATCAATTGATTCTTGAGACAACGGAATGGCGCCACGATAAGTAACGACTTTCCAGTCAATGTCCGTGAATTCAGGCTTAGCTAAAGCCGGATTCTTTTCCAATTCAGCAACAGATACTAAAGTTGCGGTGGTGTTTTTAAGAATTGGGTAAGTCCCGGAAGCTGTATTGGCTTTAAAGACATTAGTGAATTGCTTTAAATCGATGACTGTTTCTAATTCCCGTTGCGGCGTATAAGAGATATCCACGGGGATCGTTGGTTTAACTGTTGCACTGTCCACGCCGTCAGTTGTTGGCACGATATCCCGTAAAAGCTTGCCAGGGATAACGACTTCTTGGCCCCGCATTTCTACGCCGTCAGTGACTTTACCTTTAGAACGGATATAGGCATTGATAGCGCTACGCAAGTCAGGCTTATTTTCGTTGTTATTAGGTTCAGGGTTGTTATCGTCGGGGGCTGGGGTACCTTTCAAAGCCCGTTCATATAACTCAATGTTGTCATTATCAGCTTTGATTTCGGCTTCAACGTCGTCTAACTGGCTACGTAAATCCTTAGCTTTCGTCAAGTCCTCTTCGGTGGTCTTATCTGCTGAGAGTAGTTCCCGGATTTGTTTACTAAAAGCCGCAGAACGAGCTTGTTTTTCAGTTAAGCCCTTTTTTAAGGCTTTGATTTTTTCGGCAATGTTCATTTTTTTATCTCCTTTTTGGGTACAAAAATAGGCACCTAATTTTTAGATGCCTTTAAGTAATTCGTTTTTAGTTAATTCGTTTAATAGCTTTCGCTTTTCTAAATCAATCGGCGCCTGATTCAAGCGTTCCACACGTTCCTTAGAACGTTCCCCCACCGTGACCTCGGTATCGGGATAAGCGGGAGTAGTGACGACTGAAACGTCATAGAGGTGGTCAATTTTGCGGATAGTGCGGTCATAGTCCACGCCGTCCTCCTCTGACTCTTCCCAGTCTTCAGCGTCGTCAGAGTCGGGGATGGTAAAAGCAAAAGAGCATTGGTTAATGATCCCCGCCTTAATGTTTTCCAGCATGTCCCGGGTCAAAGTAGTATCAACGGGTTTCAGTCGGAACTTAAGCCCGATGTTATCCACGGATAAGTCTAAGTTGACCCCCGTCCGGCCTAAAATCTGGTTTTGGTCATGATTAAAAGTGGCCACAACGTTGTCCATCGAGGCCTCATCTAGGGCATGAGGGTCGATTTTTTCCCGGAACTTCCGGAACCAACCCAGGACTTCAGACGCCCGGTTGAATTTTAAGGCATAGCCTTCAATGACTTGGCTCTCCTCGTCCCCATCGGTCCGTACTTCCAGCTTAACTTTGGCCCTGCGAGTCTCCTGATTCTTCTTCATTGGCATTTTTTCCACCCCCTTTCAAGTCCGTGATGGTGTTTTTATCTTGATACTCTTGTTTCTTATCCAAAAAGACATGATTTAAATCCGATTGGATGCGGTTCATGTTCTCATCTGGCAATGGCGGCAGGCCAATCTCTCCACGACCTTCATTGCCGGTCATAATGCCGCCGGCTGTTGCCGTGTTGATATCTTGGACTGGCATCCCCGTCACTGACCGGGTATCAAAATCAAAAACTAAATTAGCCCGCTCATCATCTCGCAAGAATTTGAGGACAAACTCTGAGGCGATGGGATTAAAGTAATGGGGCAGGTCGTTTTTGATATAGTCATCCGACAACTGCTTCACCGATTGGTTGGGGCTGTTTTGAGCTAACCGGTAAGCCGGCACCCGTAAAACCTTAGCGATTTGAGCCGTTGAATAATTGTTGCTGTTGATCAGGTTCAAAATGTTGGTATCAATCTGGAGGGGTTGGTAGTCCATGGTGTCATCAACTACAATGGCCCCGCCCGCAGCGGCACCAGATTGAGCCCGCTCAAAGTCCTGCCGGATTTTTTGCCGGGACTCGGCGTTAAGCCGCCCCTTGGCCTTCAAAATCGAGCCCTTCATACCACTCTGGAAAAACTTCTGTAAGGTTTTGACCCCAGAGTTTTGCAAGCCAATTTCATCCCCCAAAGATAAAAGGGGCGACCGGCCCATGATGGTGTCATAGGTCATAAACTTCCAGTGGATCACATCCTGCGCCTGGCAAACAATGTTGCTCTCTGCCTCGGCGGGCATAAAGGTATAAATAATATGGTTGCGGTCGTTATAGTTGACGTTGGTCTGGCTTGGTGGGTAAAACTCCAGCATTGAAGGCTCTTCGGTGATAGGGTCCCGAATGATTCGCGAGTACGCGTTACCGGTCAAAATAGCGTTGACGGTCATGGAAAAGCGCCAGGTATAAGCCGACACTGAGTTATTGGCCTTGGTGTTCATCAAATAATCCAGGTTCGGCATATTCTGGACTTCTCGGGTCCGCTTATCCCTAATTAGAATCGGGAAGCGGGCCACGTCCGTGGCGATGATAGACACCGCCGTCAGCACATCAGAATTTTTCAAGGCGGCGATGCCCATAAAACTGCCATTGCTAAACCCTGGCAAAATCCCAGAGTCTATCAAGTCCTGAGCCCAACCGGGGTCTACGTCAGAGGCTAAACTTCTAAAAAATGGTCTCATTTTTAAGTTTCACCCCCTTCCATCACAAGGAGGATAGCCAAGGTGGTCAGCTCAAAGCCGACGAAAAGCCAGCCGTAAGTCTTGCTCATAAAAAAACCGGCTCTCGCAATGGCTGCGTAACCGGCAAGCAGTAAAAATGTTGGAATGTTAATAACAAACCATCGATAAATATTAATTAATTTTTGCCGCATGGCGTCACCTCCTTAAAAGCCAAAATCACTGCTAAACACGGCCTCGTCCGTCAAATAATCGTCTATATTTTCCGTAAAAGCGATGGCATAGGCGTCTAAAGCCGCGTCTAGCATGTCTATCTTGTTGGCGTATTTGTTTTTATCTATCCGCACGCCGTTGTTATCTGACATCAAAACCGCATTATTGACGGCAGTCGTCAGCAATTCGTTAGGGGCGTGAATCAATTTCTGGTTGATAACGTCATCTCTAAACTGTTTCGTGGGCATGGATAAGGTCATGGTGCCTTGTCGTACTTGGACCATCGGCCACTCGGGATGGTTTTTCTCGATCATGGTCAGCAACGTTCCAAACTGCCAGGGGTCAAAACAAATTCCCTGGACGTCCAAGTCGTTGCGTTCGATAAAGTCCTCCAGCCATTCATATACCCGTTCATTATCGATAATGCCTGACTCCAGTTGGGTTATCTCACCTTCGCCCCGCTGTTCTACGGCGCGGTAGTTGATGCGGTCGGTCTTTATTTTGGCGTCAAGGCCGTACTTGGAGGCGATAAAGCCATAACCGTCCAGATACCACTTACCTTCCGTTGGCACCAGCCAGGTTATGGCAAAAAGGTCACTGGTCCGGCCCACATCGATACCAAACCAGACCCGTTGGCCCCGAATATCCAACTTTTCGTCGATTTCAGCGGCCTTCCAGGTCTCGTAATCCATGTAGGAGTCTTCGGCTGCTTGGCGCCAGATGTTAAAGTTTTTTACAAGTTTTGAATTTAAGGAGCCGTCCGCGCGGGCCTCTTTGAGTTTTTGGTCAAGATAGCCGTTAATCTGGCCACGTAGGGCGTCCACATCAATCAATGGATTAGCCTTAATCCATAAATCGGGATTGTCTACTTCGCTGACCTCATCCATCTCTGCGATAAATGCAAAATACCGGTCTGCCTCCTCTTCACCAGATAAAACCTTCTTGGCGTAAGGATAATTTTGGGTAAACATTGGTACGTTCATATCAAAACCAGCAGTTGAGATAATAAAGGTCAAATAGCTAGGTAATAATAACTGCCCAGTAGACAGCGTCTCTAACATATCCGTTGTCTTAGCATTAGCGTATTCGTCCACAACAGCCACATGGGGCTCGTAACCATCAACTAAACCCGCGTCACGAGAAAATGAGCGAATGGTTGAACCATCATCAAGATTGATAATTTCATCACGGTTGATTTTAGTCATCCGCTTTATCTCTGGGTCTTTTATCCGCAAAGCTTCCAGCCGTTTTTTCACCATGTTAAATACGATACCGGCCTGTTTCCGGTCATTAGCGGCCGTGTAAAGTTGGCGATTATTGGCGGGATTCTTACCAAACAGAAACTCATATAAAATAACGCCACTGATCAGAAGGGACTTCCCGTTTTTACGGGCCATGGAGATAAAGGCATCGGTAAACCGCCTTATAGTCGGGTCGTCTTTATCAACCCAGCCATAAATTGAGCCAATGATAAATTTTTGAAATTGGGCTAAGGGGTCTAACTTTTGGGATTTCGGCTCTGGCAGTAGCTCCATGAACTTCACGGCCTTGCCAGCCAGCTCCGGGTCATAGTACCAACGCCAGTCTTTGCGTTTAAGGTCTGACTCATGCCTTTGGACTGCTTGATTAATAGCCCGAGAAGTGATGAGCTTACCGGTGAGCACCCTCTTAAGGAATAGTGGCAATGGGTCTTTAAATTTCATTAGCCAAACATCCCTTTCAAGCTATCCGTTTCCTTTTTCTCCGTTTTTGGCATATTCATCTGCAATCTACTATTCACATTTAAGCCCAGGTCACTGGCCAGGGCTTTGATGTTAACGGTGGATTTATTCAGGACCGAAACATAGCTATAATATTCGTCCTCGTCCCCCTCTTTGAGCGCGTTGCGCATTTTGATAGAGGTGTTTTTATAAACGGAATACCAACTGCAATAGTTTTCTAATTCTGCCCGATCCAGATTTCTAAGTGGTAAGGTACCGAGCGATTGAATGATCCGCTTGTACTCTTGTTTTGCGATGGGGTCTAAATGGTTTGGCGGTGTGACTTGCAATTGTGGCAAGCCGTCAGCGGCCAAAATCTCCGCGTGGAGCTTGGCTTCTTGCTGGGCTTTGGTCAAATTCCCCTGGGACATAGATAATAATTTTTGCTTTCTTGCCATGAGCGCTTCACCTCCTTAAAATGCGCTAAATAGGGTCTAAATGACCCCTGACCCCCTAAAATTGGTAGAAATTGGACTGCGAAAAACAGGCCGTCCGTTCCTGGGCGCCTCTTTCACAAGCCCCCGATAATTTTTGGTGGGGGTATCTATGCAAACAATACCCGGTGTGGCGGCGTTTGTAGGCCGTCCAACTTTTCCACCAGAAAAACTTGGATAGATTTTTTCACAAAGTAAAATAACAACAAAAAATTAATTAAAATTGTAAAAATAAATAAAAAATGAAATTTTAAAAACATTTTTGATTAAATAATTATTAAATCAATTCAAACTTGTCAAACAATCCTTCATGAGTTGCATCATCAACTCTATTCATGACTTGAGTCAATGCATTCACATCTCGATCGTCTTGAGTCAATCGCTTAAGACAATCTTGTCTTGATGTCTTGAGTCTCACATGTCTAAGCTCATGGTTGACTAGCAACGTATCTATCCTTGCATCAGGTATCGTCATGACCAACCACACTTGGTTGAAGGTTACTTCACTCTTAAGCTTACGCAACATCATGTCTAAGATAAGTTGGATGTAGTCATACACATCAACGTTACCTTGATACTTAGGTAGTCCAGTCGAGGCATGCATCAGCTCATCATAGTTGTAGATAAGATCATGTTCCGTTAGATGCTGCTTCACATATTCCGTCTTCCCGCTACCAGGGTAGCCAGCCACTAGGGTTATGCGCATGGGTCTATTCACTCCCTTATCTCGCTTGGTGTTCTCACTCTTAGTCTTAAGGTAATGACATGACTTGCATAAGGACTGAAGGTTGTCAGGGTTCAGCCTGTCGTCCCAGTCATCTTTACTCGGAATGATGTGATCAACTAGGGTTGCATCCAGTCCGCATCGCTGACACATATAGTTGTCACGCATCAGCACTTGCTCTCGGGTCTTACGCCATAGGCTACCCTTATAGAAAGCTAGGTAGCTGCTATCATTCATACGCCTGGACTTGTTATATTGCTGGTCGTTATCTTTACGGATATGGGTATCGTAATCCACCAGGACCCTGCGGCCATTAACGAAGGCCAGCTTCTTTGGCTTAGCCATGGCGTGTTGATTCCTTAGTGGTGATAGTCACTGCTAACTTTCGTAGCCACTTAAGGTCAAGGCCCAGACTCTTTAGTAAAGCCCAAGCCGCTAATAGCCTGGCATGTTTAACATAGATACTTGCTTTAAGATTGCTCATGCTGATACCTCCTTAGGTATGTACTAAAAAAGCATCCCGCCTAAGGGGATGCTCTCACAATGATTGTATGATTATAAAAAGGGGTCTGATCCTGACTAGCAAACATTTATCTTATAGGAGGATGTGTAGAAGCTTCTGGGCCTGCACTCCCTAAATTTTCTACAATACCATTATATAATTTAAAACCGGCACGATGCCGGCAAAAAATAGGCACGGGCTTACAAAATGTAAGTGTCAAAAAAATCATCAAGCCCCCTGATTCCAAACAGCATAATGCTCAAGTCTTGGATAGCCCGGTTGCGTTCTTTGCCTAACACACTTGGATCAATGTTGTAGTATTGAGCTAGACTGGCTAGGGTCTGCTTAGGTTCGGTTAAGTATAGCCGTTGGATGATACCCCACCGCCGCTTGTCGTAGTAGTCCCCACGCTGACAGTAAGCCTCATAAGCTTCCAGTATTGAATCCACATAGTGCATTATCCGTTTAGTTGAAATCTTGTAACGCATTAACGCGGATAGGTCTTGATGGCCACCAGATAAAAGCTTGTACTCATCAGGTGTGATCTCCTCTTCTGGTGCGATGGCAATGTGCGCTTTCAACTTGCGGTATTCCCGCAACAAAATTTTTGTGTTTCTTAATCTAAAGTCCCGCTCTTCCTTTTGGCCTTGGGCCTTCTGCCGTTGAAACTCGGCCAATACTTTATCAACTAATTCCTTGTCTTTTATTGCCACTGTTTCATCCCCTTATCTCTTTCACTCTGGCTTTAAGTGCCTGTAACAATTCATTTTGGTTCTCAGCTTTCCCGGCCAAGACCTTCATAACATTTTCGTCAATCGTATCTTTGGCCACCAGGTGATGGACGATCACGGGCTGTTTCTGCCCTTGCCTGTCTAGCCTGGCATTAGCCTGTTGATAATACTCTAAAGACCACACCAGGGAAAACCAAACAATAATGTGGCCACCAGCCTGTAGGTTAAGACCGTGGGCTGCTGATTGGGGTTGCACTAACAGGATAGGTATCTTGCCAGCGTTCCACTTCTCCACGTCTCCAGCCTTAACGTCCAACACCTTGGCCTCTGGAAACTGTTTTTTAATTCTTTCCAGGTCATGTTTGTAGTTATAAAAGACTAAGACCGGCTGGCCTTGGGCCTCGTCAACCACTTGGCTCAGAGCTTCTAGCTTTTTATTGTGAATGGCGTGGGTCTTGCCGTCCTCATCGTAGATAGCGCCATTGGCAATCTGTAAAAGCTTATTAGCCAGGACTGCCGCATTAGCCGCCACCACGTCACCACCTTTATCCTCCAGGATATAATCCCGTTCCAGGGTTCGATATTGCTTCAACTCTTTAGGGGATAAGGTGACTTCAATGGTGTTGTTAGTTCGTGGTGGCAACTTGAGATAATCCTTGGATTTCATTGAGATACAGATGTCGGCTAACTTTTGATATATCCGCTCTTCCGCCCCATCATTTAGAAGCCATTCATAAACCACGTGTCCACTGCCAGCCCCGGGATGAAAATACTTTTCACGGTATTCGGTGATGGTCTTGCCTAAGCGCTCCCCCTGATCCAGGAGATACATCTGCGGCCAAAGGTCCATGAGACTGTTAGGCGCTGGTGTCCCGGTCAAGCCAATAACTCTTTTCATCATCGGTCGTACCCGTTTAAGTGCCCGGAAGCGCTGGGCTCTAGATGACTTAAAGCTAGACAACTCATCAATGATAACTGTTTCAAATGGCCACTTGCGCTTATAGTGCTCCACCAGCCACACTACGTTTTCCCGATTGGTGATATAAATGTCCTTATCGTCCATCAAAGCCTCAAGCCGTTTTTTCTCACTTCCCAGGACTAGGCTATAAGTCAGGTGCTTAGTGTGGTCCCACTTCTTAATTTCTGCGGGCCACGTGCTGCGGGCAACAGTCAAAGGCGCGATAACTAAAATCTTGCCGGTGCCGCCGAAAAGGGATATCAAGTCTTCGATGGCTGTTAAACTTGAAAGTGTCTTACCTAGAGTCCCATATCTAAAAGTAAGGCGCAGTAGGGATGGTCTAAAATCCACTGAACGCTAAACTTTTGATATGGATGTAGTTTTGCTTGCATGAAACTGATCACCTGCCTTTCGCTAAGAACTCAAGGGCGGCATCTACGTCTGACTTGTCGTAGCAAACGTAGACTTGTTGTCCCTGGTCTCGGATTTTTTGAATCTGGTAAACCTGATTTCGTCTTAGGTTGCCATGGGCTTGCTTCAATTCGAAAAAGACACACATGCCATAAAGTAAAACGATCCGGTCTGGTACACCTCTGACTCCGGGGGCAACCCATTTATAAATCAATCCACCCCGTTTTTTGACTTGATCCACCAGATAACTTTCCACATTTCTTTCCAGTTCCATTTATCAACTCTCCTCGTTTTTCCCACAATCCCACTTTTTTTCAAAACCTTTTTATGTTCTACGTAAGGTCTCTATATACCCCTCTATACTCTATATATCTATTACTCTTTAATTATTATAAAGGTATAAAAAAGTGGGATTGTGGGATATTGGTCTTAGGAATGCTGTTATATCAACGTTAATCCCTATCCCACTTTTTTTGAAATCTGCTCACTTTTCCCACTTTTTGCCAAGTTTTTACTGGATCGCTCCATATTTTGGCTCGCTTGGAAAATGACTTGGTTCGAAAAAATGGGAGCCCTTTTCGGGATATCCCACTTTTTATCCCACTTTTTGGCCACATTTTAAAAAAAGTGGGCTAGTCAAATTCATCGTTTTTTGGTTGGATACCGATCCAACTTGTGACTTGATGGTGATCCACATCTATCTTTTTGCGGATGTAACCAAGCTCCTCCAACCGGTGGTAAAATTTGTACTTACCCAGGGGTCTCTCCCCAGCCTCGTCGCTATATTGCTGATAAACCAGATAGATATCTTCAACTGCCACGTGGTTCCCGGCACCAACGTCACAGGCTTCGCTAATAAAGCGGGAAACTTGGTCGTTACCTTTAAGCCAATGGGCCAATTCATCATCCATCGTTTGGGTCACGGTAAAGCCATTTTGGGCCAATGCCCGGCGTAAACCTTCCATTGATAGGTTAAAGATCCCCGGCAACTCTTTTAGCATTTGGGCATAGGGCATTTCTTTTTTAACCGCGGCCGTTACTTTTTTGTCTACCTTTAAAATCAGGGCTCGCCGTTCTAAGCCACCACTGAAGTCTCGCATGGGCGGCAGTGAGTTCATGGCAAAGTTCAATTTTGCAAAGTTGCTGAAACTTAAGGGCTGTTCATACTTCACGTCTGCATAGACGGTATCTTCACCGGTCAAAATCTTCAGCGTTGAGCCGTCCCCTAAATACTCGGGCTTAGCATCAGTATCAAAGTTGGCCGTCTTTTGATAAAGGTTCGCCGCCGCAAACTGTTTGGTCATTAGCGCTTCTAACGTCACTGCTGAAAAGCTTTGGGTCCCGATCATCTCTTTTAAGATGTTGAATAAGGTAGACTTCCCAGTCCCGCCACTGCCATATAGGAATAACATTTTTTGAATGGAGTAAGCTCGGTAAAAGTTATAGCCGAACCACTCATAAATGAATGGCTTGTGCTCTGGTCCCACTAACCACTCGATGTAACTATCGAATGTCGGGGCTTGGGCTTTGGCATCGTACTTGATGGGATGACTAATACGGCCATGCAACTCTGGGTCAAACTCAGGCACAAAGCTATCACTAGCCAGGTCATAGACCCCGTTGCTTAAAATCAATTTATTTAAATCACTCATAGGAAACTCCTCACTTGTAATAATAATGTTTTGCACGGAAGCCACGGTCTCACGTACCGGGCTAATTTTAGCCAGCTTCCGCAGATACTTGTTAGTGATCAGACCTTTTAGATAGTCCTCGGCGTCTGGGCGCCAGATACCCGTTGTCTGGTCATACCTCACAAACTCTTTACCATTGTAGTAAGTTGGCAAGTCCCGGTTGATGTGTTGAGCTAACAGGTATGGGTTGATGACCGGATTACCTAAGGCGTTGACACTGAGCCAGTCCTCCAGGTCTTCCTTTTCGTCCAGATCATCGCTAAACTCTTCTTGGGCTTCCCCAATTTTTTCTTTGGCCCATTCGGCTTTGACCCGTTTATCCTCTAGAGCAAAATCCATCATCGCCTTGTAGCTTGGCAGTTTAGTCATGCTGGCCCCGTCTTTGGCTTTATCATCTAAGCCACCAAACTTATGGAGCCTGACCAGGTCAAAGGCGTTAGTTAGCATGTCGCCCGTGGGGTCAGTGCCGTGATGGCTATAGGCAAACTTGTCATCATATAAAACTAGCCCCGCGCTGGTTGTCCCCGCCGTGTAAGTGTAACGGTCATCATGATTGGTAGGCTCATAAACATCTGGTAAAAAGGTATCAATGGCGCTCTTGATATCATAGGTCCGGTTAAAGGCCCCAACGACACCGGGCTTAGTCAGTGGGTCCCCAGCCTTTTTGGCTTGGGTCTCATGTACCGAGTGTTCCCGACTGCTGACTGGCCAAAAGCTGGAGTCGTGCCAGTCTTCATATTGGTCTAAGATTTCGTCTGGATCCAGGAGCGGGCCATCTTCATATTCGAAAAAGTACTTGGCGTTGATGCTATGGCTGGCCCAAAACATCAAGCGTTCCGGTTGATAGGTGGTGTCATCAAAGCTATCCATCCCAAACATCTGGGCCACTTTCCGGGCCAGCGGGACGTACTCGTCAGGCGTGACTAGCCGCTTCAGGGGGATGATGAGCCGGATTCTTGGGTTTTTTGGTGTGTAGCTATGAGTAGAATAGGCGGCGACCGCACTATCAAATAACATTGTCACATCGTCCCAAAGACCGGGCTTAGGGAAGTCGGCATCTAAGGTGATCATGCTGCGGGACTGGACGGCGTCGGCCTTCCGGCGGCCCTGTTTTAAAAAGCCACCAACGTAGCCGCCCACGTCTTTAATGTCGTCCCGCTGGCCTTTAGACATCTTGAAGTACTCTTCCTGCGTTTCCTGCGTGATGGTTGGTGTGGTCAGGCGCTTTAGAAAATCAGCCCAGGACATTTCTTGATTATGCCATTTTTTCGTTAACTTGTTGGGCGCCGTGGCCAGGTTCAGCAACGGGTTAGAGATTAATTTTTTAGTTACTTGTTCCAC